CTATCGTGTGAATCTCATCAATAAACAAAATAATATTTGGAGTTGATTGTAGTTCTTCAATAATAACTTTCATTCTTTCCTCAAACTGACCACGATACTTGGTACCAGCAACAATTGAATTCATATCCAACGATACAATTCTTTTATCTAATAAATTTTTTGGACATTCCCCACCATGTATCATCATTGCTAAACCTTCAACAATGGCTGTTTTACCACAACCAGGTTCACCAATTATAATTGGATTATTTTTCTTACGTCTTGAAAGAATCTGAGCAATCCTAAGGATTTCTTTTTGTCTACCAACAACTGGATCAAGTTTTCCTTCTTCCGCTAATTTATTTAAATCCTTACTAAAGTTATCAAGTACTGGCGTTCCGTTATCCGGCTTCTTTTTCCCATTATCTCCTTTATCATCTACAAAGTCTAACATATTTTTTTCTTTTTTATAATACTAATAATAAAAAGATAAAAAGTCCATAATGTAATTTTGTCAGGTTTATTTACTTATAACTGACATTTTGTCAGTATTTTTGTAATGGCACAAATTTAGTGTAAAATTGGCAAAATAAAATAAAATAAATTAAAATAAATTAAAAAAAATTATGGGAAAAATTATTGGAATTGACTTAGGAACAACTAATTCATGCGTAGCGGTAATGGAGGGTAAAGAACCTATTATCATTGCAAACAGTGAGGGTAAACGAACAACACCATCAATTGTGGGATTCGTAAAAGATGGAGAAAGAAAGATTGGTGATCCAGCTAAAAGACAGGCGGTTACAAATCCTGAAAAAACTATCTACTCTATTAAAAGATTTATGGGATCTTCTTTTGATGAAATTAAAGAAGAAACAAAAAAAGTGGCATATAAAGTTGTAAAAGAAAAAAATTCACCAAAAGTTCGGATTGATGATAGAACCTATTCTCCACAAGAGATTTCTGCGGCAATCCTTCAAAAAATGAAACAAACTGCAGAAGACTATTTGGGTGAATCAGTTACCGAGGCCGTTATAACCGTTCCTGCCTACTTTAATGACTCACAACGACAAGCAACAAAAGAAGCTGGTGAAATTGCAGGTCTTACGGTAAGAAGAATTATAAACGAACCAACTGCTGCGGCATTAGCTTACGGACTTGATAAAATGTCTAAAGACATGAAAATTGTAGTATTTGACTGTGGTGGCGGAACTCACGATGTATCTGTATTAGAACTTGGTGATGGTGTATTTGAAGTATTGTCAACTGATGGAGATACACACTTAGGTGGTGACGATTTTGACCAAACTATAATTGACTATTTGGTTTCCGAGTTTAAAAAAGATAATGGAATGGATATTTCTAAAGATCCTATGGCTCTTCAGAGACTTCGTGAAGCGGCTGAAAAAGCTAAAATTGAATTATCTTCTTCACCCCAAACTGAAATTAATCTTCCATATGTGACCGCAGATTCTACAGGTCCAAAACATCTTGTAATGACAATTACCAAATCTAAATTTGAACAATTAACACAATCTTTGGTAGATAGAACAATTGAACCTTGTAAAAGAGCAATGTCTAACGCAAATCTTACTGTTGGTGAAATTGACGAGATTATCTTAGTTGGAGGATCTACTCGTATTCCTGCGGTTCAAGAAGCCGTTAAAAAATTCTTTGGTAAAGACCCATCAAAAGGGGTAAACCCTGACGAGGTTGTTGCTTTGGGTGCCGCCATTCAAGGTGGAGTTTTGGCGGGTGATGTGACTGATGTATTATTATTGGACGTTACACCACTTTCTTTAGGTATTGAAACAATGGGGGGTGTTTTTACAAAATTAATTGACGCAAATACAACTATACCAACTAAAAAATCTGAAAAATTTTCAACAGCATCTGATAACCAACCATCTGTTGAGATCCATGTGCTTCAAGGAGAACGAACAATGGCAAAAGATAACAGAACTATTGGTAGATTTCATTTAGATGGTCTTCCACCGGCAAGAAGAGGAACTCCACAAATTGAGGTAACTTTTGATATTGATGCCAATGGTATTATTAATGTTTCTGCGGTAGATAACGCAACAAACAAAGTCCAATCTATTAGAATTGAATCATCTTCAGGTTTATCAAAAGAGGAAGTTGAACAAATGAAACGAGAGGCAGAAATGAATGCAGATTCAGATAATAAATTAAAAGAAGATGTTGATACTTTAAATTCTGCGGATTCATTAATTTTTCAAGTAGAGAAATCTATGGAGGATGTTGTTGATAAAATTACAGAAACAGAAAAAACTGAAATTATGTCATCATTAGAGAAATTGAAAGAAGCTCACAAAAATAAAGAAGTTTCTGAAGTAAAAGTTTTAATAGAGGAGGTTAGTTCAAAATTTCAAAATATAAGTCAAAAATTATATGAACAAACAAACAACGAAGAAGCAACCACAGAAGACTTTTCAAATGTAGAGTTTGAGGAAGTAAAATAATCTATTAATATTAAATTAAATCCACCTTAGTGTGGATTTTTTTTTTGTATATTTATAGTTATGGAAGGATGGAAAAAATTTGCGGAAACTTTGGAATTAACAAGAGAGTTAGAAAAGATTTATTTCAAGATTAGAGAAGTATTCCAAAGAGAAGGGTGGACACAAAAGGATATTGAAAAACCACCTTATTATCCAAATGATTTAATGTTATTACACAGAAGCATGAAACCATTGATTCGGGAAATAGACCAAACAATTAGAGATTATGGTTTTAATGTTGACGGAACAGAAGTTCATTATTATATTATGAATAAACTTCGTCATATAGATGACATAACCCCTTTAAATTAAAATATTATGGCAATAACAAAAGAACAAATTGTAGGAACAAAAATTTTAAATGAAATTGAGTCATCTAATATCGTAAGAACAGAGTATGACACCTTAACTAAAAAAATGATTGCCGAGTTTAAAAACGGAGTGAAATATGAATATGAAGATGTTCCACACCAAAAATATACAGAGTTTAGATCTTCACAATCACAAGGTAATTTCTTCAATAAAAATATTTCAAAAAATTACAAATACACAAAACTATAATTTGTAGGTATTTATTAATATGGATACTAAAAAACTAATAAAAAGTTTTGATACTCAAGATGAATTAAACCCTAAGATTTGGGAATCACCAAATGGTCAGGATTATAAAATGAAGAATGAGATTAGGGAGAGGTTATTAGAAATTGCATACCAATTTATAGACTATTTGGGTGTTGATATTGTTGTAACCGATGTTGTTCTTACGGGATCCTTAGCAAATTATGGTTGGTCAAAGTATTCCGATTTTGATATTCATATAATTTCAAATTTCCAACAATACCCACCAGAACAATTAGAACTCTATAAGGAATTATTCATGTTAAAGAAAGCCCTATTCAATAAAAACTACGATATTAAACTTTTTGGTTATGAGGTTGAGTTATATGTTGAGAATGAATCTGAAGCTCATTTCTCAAGTGGTGTTTATTCCTTATTATTTAATGAGTGGGCAATGAAACCAAAAAAAGAAAAAATATCAATTGATAAACCTACCATTGAAAGGAAGGCTAAACAATGGATGGGGATTATTGATGGTGTATTAGAGAACATTGAAGATGAAGATATTGAGGACGCTAAGGACCTTATTGAGAAATATAAAGAAAAACTTAGAAAGTTTAGAACTTGTGGTTTAGAAAAAAATGGTGAGTATTCTTCAGAAAATCTAGTATTTAAAATCTTAAGAAGAAATGGATATCTTGAAAAACTAAGAGGTGCAACACATAAAATATTGGAAAAAGGTTTATCAATGAACCAATAATAATTGTAAAAACAAAATATTACCAAATATCAATATATTTATTAAGAAAAAATAATTTATTAAAAATAAAGAAACTATGTCAGGATTAAGACCAATAGGTAGTGAAAAATTAGAAGGTATGGATAAAATTAGACGAATAATGGAAATTGCTCGTTATAATGAAAACACACCTGAATCAGTTAATGAAGGATCCTTAACAACATACAGTTTATCTTTGGCTGACGGTAACACATATGAAATCGTAAAAGAAAGATTAGGGTATATTGTTAAGTTATCGATAAACGAATCTGATGCGGATTATATTGAACCGATACAGAATAGGAAGTATTACCCATCTTATTCAAGAGCATTAAAGAAATTAAATTTAATGGCTAAAGAGTTTAATACGATACATGAAAATGTAGAAGGGACCTCGTTATTTAACGAGCAAAAAAAAAAGTATATACTAAAGGTTCCTAAACCAAAAACAACGGACAATGAAATGCCCGCACCAGCGGATGTTCCCCCTCCAGCACCGGCACCAGAAATGAGTGCTCCGGTATCAGGACCACCAATGGACGACGCAGGAATGCCACCAATGGACGACGCAGGAATGCCACCAATGGACGACGCAGGAATGCCACCAATGGACGATGCAGGAATGCCACCAATGGACGATGCAGGAATGCCACCAATGGATGGTGAAGATGAATTACCTGGTTTAGGGTCAGGTGAAGGTATGGATGATGATGAACCGAAAGATAAAAAAGTATCCGATATTAAAAGAATCCAAATACTCGTTGGAAAATTAGCTCAAAAAATAAGATCTTATGAGGAAGGAAAAGAACTTTCATCTAAAGATGTAAAATATGTTATTAACTCCATTTTATCTGCTATAGATGTTGATGTTCTAAGTGAAAAAGATATTGAACAAATCATTTCAAAACTAGAAGGTCCTGATGATGAGGATGAAGATGCTGACGTTAATGTTGATGTGGAAGATGAAGAAATGATACCTGAAGAACCTGAAGGTGAGATGGAAGAGGGTTACAATAATTTTGGGACAGCTTTTAATGATTATATGGGAGCAGCATACGCTAATACCGCAATGAGAAAATCTCTTGGTCAAGAAATTGATGAAGAAGAAGATGATGACGAATACCACAGAGAAAGAAGAAAAGGAAGAAAACATTTAGTAAATCCACCACAATTCTCTAACGGAACATATAACGAATCTTCAGTGGATAAGGTTCTTTCAAAATATTTTACATTATCTGAAAACGAAGAAAAAGATAATCAAAAAAAACAACAAGAAAGAGCTCAAAAACAATATAAAGACACTAAATTCCAAATAATAAGATTATCGGAAAGTATTGACCAAATTGAAGCCGCAACTGAATACATTAAAGAATTCCCAAGATCTAAATTATTTGGGGTGTCAAATAAAGGAAATCTTATTTTTAAACAAGGTATTAGTGAAGTTAAAATTACTAAATATGGTGATATCCTATGAATAGATTAATATATATAAATGGAATGGGTCCAAACTATAAGGGGGACAATATTTATGAGTTTATATTTTCTGACACATTAGAGGTTTGGGGTGAGAATTGGGACTCAAAACCATCAAATGGGTACCCAAGACCTCCAGATATGGAACACATAAAAAAAGTGGGAACATTAGTAAATGAAAATATAGTGTTAGAATTGGCGCAAGATTCGGACGTTTTTTCAGTAATTGATTCAATGGATGGGGTTTTAGCTTTATCTTGGGAAAAAGAAAACGATAATGTTGATTTTTCTTTGGTTAAAAGATTAGTGTTCCAATTTGGGGATACTGAGGATATTGTTAAAGATAAACTATATGAAAGAGATATAGTATTACAATTTGAAAAACAAGTGATTTATGAAAAATAATAAAGACATCGTTTATTTAATTGAGAATGGTCTTCATGTAAAAACTCTTTCTAAAATGAGCGTCCCTCAAATTAGAGTTTTGGTTGAGAAATTTAAAAACTCAAAAGAGGAAACCAAAGAAATTGAAACAGTAACATCAACTAAGATTATTGCCACACCAGAAGAAGCAAAAAAAGGAATCCCAATTCAGGGTAAAACAATTGCGGCAAAAGAATTGCCTGACGGAAGACTTGAGTTTTCTGAGACCGAATTTACGGAATCTGTTGAGGTAGATAGTGATCCAAATAAAGAAACTGAAACACAAGACCCAATTCAAGTAGGACCTGGAACTGATGATGGGGATAATGACAATAATGATGGAATGCCAACCAATGAAGGTGAACTTAGAGAGAAATTTGAATCAAAAGCTCAACAAAACTTCTTTTGGGGTAAATGTAACACAACAAAGGGTGTTCAAAAACAAAAGTGGTGTCAATTAGCGAGAGAATTCTCAAATGACACAACTAAAAATGATTACAAAAAAATGCCGGAAAAATTACATCCGGAAAAAACCGTAAAAGTTAAAAAATCAGAAAAAACAGAAACCATTGAAAAATTTCTGGAGAAAAAAATCTCGGAAATGGTGGAAAGTAAGATACAAGCAAAAATGTCTAAAAAAGATTTAATTGCTGCTGTTAAGAAAAAAAAAGAACCTAAGACAGAAAAATCTATGATTATTCGTAAACCAAAAAAAATGAATATGTTTTCTGATGAAGCTCCTATGGAACTACCAATAGGTAGAATGTTCTCAATAGGAAAAACAAAGTAATTTTTTGGGTAAAGTCATTATTTCGTAAAAACCCCTACCAAGTATTTATATTATATGGGACTATCTAAAGAACAGGTAATGATTGAATATGTTAAGTGTATGCAGGATACTCCATATGCTCTTCGTACATATTTACAAACTTACGACAATACGGTATCACAATACGTCCCATTAGAATTATTTCCTGATCAGGTTTCTTTATTACAAGATTATGAGGATTATGAGGAAAACATCGCATTAAAATATAGACAAGCTGGAGTATCAACGGTAACGGCAGCTTGGGTGTCAAAACGATTAGTTTTTGCTAAGAAAACCAAACCAGAAAAAATCTTAATTATTGCCAACAAACTTGATACATCCCAAGAGATGGCAAATAAGATTAGAGCATTTGTGGGTCAATGGCCTTCTTGGGTTGGTACTGGATTTGCGGCCGAAAAAAATGCACAAAAACACTACAAACTTGTAAATGGGTCTGAGGTTAAAGCGGTGGCAACATCAAAAGATGCCTTGCGAGGATTTACACCAACAATACTCATATTTGATGAGGCCGCATTTATTGAGGCAGATAACGATTTTTGGGCGGCTTGTATGGCGTCCCTATCCACTGGAGGTAAGGTAATCGTGGTTTCTACCCCTAACGGGTATGACCCAATTTACTATGAAATATATGACCAAGCATTAAAAGGGATGAATCAATTTAAGATTACTGAAATGTTTTGGTATAGGGATCCACGATACACAAAAGATCTTTATTTAGTTAAGACTGAGGATATAGTTCATTATTTGCTCAATAGAGAAGAATATGACGAATCAAAAAATATTTCATTATCACATGTTGGACCATATGAAAGAGATTACGATGAAATGTCTTACTTTTTTAAACAAGGGTATAAGCCATGTTCAAGTTGGTACGAAAAAATGGTTAAAAAACTTAAATATGATAAAAGAAAAATTAACCAAGAATTAAATTGTGCGTTTTTAGGGTCTGGTGACAATGTATTTGATAATAAACAACTTGAAGATATTAAAAATAACTCATTACAAGAACCAATAACAAAGTTAATGGGTAATTCTATTTGGATATGGAAAGAACCTGTTGAGGGACATAAATATATTATGGGTGTGGATGTTTCTCGTGGTGATAGTGAAGATTTTTCGTCTATACAGATTATTGATTTTGATACAAGAGAACAAGTTTTTGAGTATGTTGGAAAAATTCCTCCAGATAATTTAGCTGAAGTCGCCTATAAATGGGCTGTTATGTATAAAGCATTTATTGTTGTGGATATTACTGGTGGTATGGGAATTACAACGGTAAGAAAACTACAAGAATTAGGATATAGGAATTTATATGTTGAGGGCGTTGATTCTATGAATATTTGGGCGGTTAATAAAACTGCCATTGATAAGATACCTGGTATAAACTTTAACAACAAAAGAGTTCAGATTATTGCCGCCTTTGAGGAGGGAGTAAGACACAAATTCCAAATTAGAAGTGTTCGTTTATATAATGAGATGAACACATTTATGTATGTGAATGGTAGACCCGACCATCAAAAAGGACAACATGATGACCTTATTATGGGAATATCTATGGCTCTATATGTTGGTGAATCATCATTCTCTAAATTAGAAAAAGTAACCGAACAAACAAAATCCATGATTGATTCGTGGGCGGTTGTTAATAATGATACGGTGGCTAAGGAAGCTCACTTTAATCCAGTAATCCCAAATCAGAATATGTTGAATGAGAGGGCGGGTTTAAACACAGGGGCATCACGTAAGGACTATGAACAATATGGTTGGTTATTTGGTGGCATGAGAAAATAATAATTATGGGACTAAGTTTTAGAAAAAGATCGGGTAAAATAGCAAATGGGTCAAGATTGGTTGTTCCTGGGCAAATAACAACAGGTCAAAAAGTTTTTGAGGTTACATTCACTAAAAAACAAAATCCATATGATGGATTGCCACTTCCACCATTTTCGGGAACTACACCATAAAATCAACATATTAAACAAACTATTTAGATATTTATTAGTATAGTTAAATTATTTACATGGAAAATAACAATCAAAGTTCTACAGTTTGGCAAAGGTTATCCAAAACTTTCGGTCCGGATTCAACATTGGGATTGGGTCAACCTGACTATAAGTTAGATAAGAAAGAAATATTAAAAACGACAGATAAGGCCGAATACGAAAAAGCTAAATTACAGAATCAACAATCGCTCTACCTAAGTTCAAATTGGGCTAAGGTCGAGAACAATCTTTATACTCAGGCGGTTTATTACGAACCAACAAGATTAGCAGCATTTTATGATTTCGAAAGTATGGAATACACTCCAGAAATCTCCGCAGCATTAGATATATATGCCGAAGAATCAACAACACCAAATCAAGATGGGTATGTTCTTCAGGTATATTCAGAATCAAAAAGAATTAAAAGTATTTTAGTTGATTTATTCGTAAATAATTTAGACGTAAACACCAACTTACCAATGTGGATTAGGAATATGTGTAAGTATGGTGATAATTTCGTTTATTTAAAATTAGACCATGAAAAGGGTGTCACTGGTTGTCTGCAACTACCTAACATTGAAATTGAAAGATTAGAGAGGGGTATGGAAGATAGAACATTTAATGTAACTCCAGATGAAAATCAAAAAGCGTTAAGATTTACGTGGAAAGTTAAAAATGTTGATTTTAACACTTGGGAAGTCGCTCACTTCAGATTATTGGGTGATGATAGAAAACTTCCTTATGGGACATCTATGTTGGAGAAAGCAAGACGTATTTGGAAACAATTGGTTTTGGCCGAAGATGCAATGTTAATTTATAGAACATCAAGAGCACCTGAAAGACGAGTATTTAAAGTTTTTGTTGGTAATATGGATGATAAAGATGTTGAGGCCTACGTTCAAAGGGTTGCAAACAAATTTAAAAGGGATCAAGTGGTTGATAATAAAACGGGTAATGTAGATCTAAGATTCAACCAAATGGCGGTAGATCAAGATTATTTTATTCCTGTTAGAGACGCAACACAAGCCAACCCAATCGATACTTTAGCAGGAGCTCAAAACTTATCTGAAATCGCCGATATTGAATATATTCAAAAGAAATTGGTAACGGCATTAAGAATACCTAAAGCTTATTTAGGGTTTGAGGAGGCTCTTGGAGATGGTAAAAACTTATCATTGTTGGATATTCGTTTCGCAAGAACAATTAACAGGATTCAAAAATCGGTAATTGCTGAATTAAATAAAATCGCAATTATTCACCTATTCTTAATGGGTTTTGAGGATGAATTACAAAACTTTACCTTAGGACTTACTAATCCATCTAAACAAGCCGATTTATTAATGATTGATGTTTGGAAAGAAAAAGTGACATTATATAAGGATATGGTTGCGGAAATTCCAAAATCAATTCAAGCTACTTCGGCAACATGGGCTAAGAAACATATATTCGGATTCTCTGATGAGGAAATTAAGTTGGAGTTACAACAAGTTAGAATGGAAAGAGCGGTTTCTGCCGAACTTGATAATACGGCAACAATTATAACTAAAACTGGGTTATTTGATACTGTGGATAGGTTATATAAACCACCAGCATCCGGATCAACAGAATCTCCAGCACCTGGAGCACCTGAAGCTGGAGGGGCACCACCACCTGATGCGGGAGGTCCGCCACCTCCACCAGACGCAGGTCCACCAATTCCGGAATCAACTCTTAATAGTAAATTAAATATTCTTACCGAAAATTCTGAGGACGAATTTTTGGATTTCGATAAAATGAATAACTCTTTAGGGTCTATTGAAAAAGAATTATCTAAATTATTACGAGATTAATAATATTTATATTAAAAACTAATTATGAATTTCGGAGAATTAAAATCAAAAATAGAGGTCTGTTTGTCAGAATCTTATAAGAAGAATAACTTAAAGAAAGATCTTTTCGTATTTAACGAACTGGTCTTGAAGAATAAAAATATTTCAAAAATATTCTTTCTTTATGATGAATTGTCTAAAAACAAGGGATTGTCTGAGTCAATTGCAAATGAATACATTAATGGGTCTATAACGGCTTACGAAAATACTGTTAACAAAATATCGTTAAAAGAGATTAAAGAATTAAAGTATTGGATTGGTCACATTATTTGTGAAAATGAATATAAAAATATTGATAATTTATTTTCAACAAACTTTTTAGTTTTAGAAAATAAAATTAAAAGTAAAAAACTTATTTCTGAAAACTTAAGACAAACAGAAAAAGAAATAAAAGATGTAATTAATGTTCCTTTAAAGTCGATGATTAATGTGGCAAATAAAACGGTAAAAAATTTTATTTCTAGCCTGAACGAGTCTGAACAAAAAGAATTAAATAAAATATTATCCACACCAAAAAATATTTTGGTTAAAAAATATGACAAAATTAAAGATGATGTTAAGGAAAAATTGGGAGATAGAAGACTAACAGAATCTGACGACGAAACTGTAAACACTATTGATAAAGTTTTAGATAGATTACAAACAGAATCTTTTAATGAACTTAATCTTTATAAGTTGATTAAGTTATCAGACTCTCTTTAATTTTTGGACATAAATTGCTTTTTGAATCTCCGATCTTCTCTTAATAGATTTTTTGGTAAATTCTTTCCCATTAAATAATTTCGCATTTTGTTTTGTCCTTATTACTTTTCCTTTAAGTTCTTTTAGGGATTTCTCAATATTTCCTTTTTTTACTACTACAATTAACATATTTTTTTCTCTTGTTGATATAAATATAATGATTACTTATGTTTATGTCAAAAATAAACCTAAGAGTATGAAATTTTTACATGAAAAAAGGGAAAACAACCAAATTAAATGGATATAGAACATTTAAATCGCATTATGGAACCATTGATGCACAAAATCTTAAATCAATTTACGTCAATCTACAGACGTGGGTAGAACCAAAAGAAGAAGTAGAGAATTGGAATCGAGTAGTCCTAAACATGTCAAGATCCGTTAAACACACGGTTTTAGAAAACATAAACAAAGAAGTATTTGACGACAAATTTATTGTCGATTTAGATCTTAGAACAAGCGGATTACACCCAAAGAAAAAATCATTTATGAATTTAGAAGTTAATCTTTTCTTACACGAACCGATGGACTTCAAATCACCAAAATTAAAGAAACATGTGAAATCTTTAATTAAATCAATATATGGTAACGTATTCAGTAAAAACAAAAATTTTAAATTTTATTTAACCAAAACGGGAAATTTAAAACCTATTAAACAAGAAACAGAAACTATTTAGTATTTATATATAAAATAATAAATGGAAGAATATAAAATATTAGGTCCTAGAGATTCAGGTAAGAAAGGAATTCTTATTGAATATGATGCTGGATACATCAACCCAAAAGAAAGAAGAAATTTAGATGCCATCAACGAAAATAGAGATATGTTGGATCATTCTAAACCATTTGAGTTTTATGCTGTTCTTCAAAAATACGACACCCCAAATAGAAATGGTCGTATATACCCTGAAAGAATATTAAAAAGAGAGTCGGAGAATTATAAAAAGATGATAGAAAAAGGAACGTCTCTTTCTGAGTTAAATCACCCTGAGTCATCTTTAATTGATTTAGACAGAGCATCACACCTTATTACAGAGATATGGTGGGAGGGTCCTGTTTTATTGGGTAAATTAAAGTTGCTTACAAGTCCAGGTTTTCACGAAAGAGGAATTGTCTCTACAAAAGGAGATTTAGCTGCAAACTTTTTACGTCAGGGGGTTACATTAGGAATATCCTCTCGTGGTGTTGGGTCTCTAAAAAAAGTTGGAGAACAAAATGAAGTTCAGGATGACTTTGAACTTATTTGTTTTGATCTAGTATCTTCTCCATCCACACCAGGGGCTTATTTATTCTCAGATAAAAACGATAGAATGAAATATGAGGAGAACTTAGACGAGGAGAAAAAAATGTCAGTAGAAAGAAATGTTGGGGAATCAGGAAACAAATCACTTGACTTAATGAAAAGATTAACCCATTATTTGGATAAATAAAAAAATTATGGACGAAAAGTATTTTGTAGCAAAGATCACCACAGATATGTTGGATGAGAACACAGGAAAGATTAAAAAAATGAGAGAGGAAAAATTGGTTAAAGGTTATTCACCTACCGATGTTGAGGCTAAAGTGACTAAAGTGTATGAAAATTACACAATGTCTTGGAGAATTACATCTATCGGTGAAAGTAAAATTGATGAAGTAATCGAAGGGTAATCTTAAAATTTTAAGGTGTAAATGGGAAAGGACAATAGTCTTTTTCCATTTTTTTTTGCATTATAATACCAAAAACCCAATTTTTTTTAAAAACATAGATATTTATTTGAAAACTATATAAAAAAAGTATGGAAAAAAAACAAAATGTGGTAGAAGACGCTCTATTTCAAATTCGTAATTTGGAAGAGACTCTACAAGAAAATGCAAAAGGAATACTTCAATCTACAATGAAAGAAGAAATCAGACAATTAGTAAAAGAATCTCTTAGGGAACAAGATGAAGAGGGGATTGAACCATTAACAGGTGGAGAAGCCGAACTTGATGCTGAGACAGAAGTTGAAGACGATGACATCGATGATGACATGGAATATGACGAAATGGATGACACGGAAGATGACGAAATGGAATTTGACGATGATGCCGATGTTGATGATGAAGAAACTATTGATTTGACAAGTGCGTCAGATGAAGAAGTATTAAAGGTTTTCAAAGCTATGGGAGATGAAGATGGAATCATCGTGAAAAAAGAAGGTGGTAATATTCACCTTAAAGATGGTGATAATGATTATATGATCCAATTAGGAGAATCTTATATAGACGATGGTCAAGAAGAAAATGAATTTAAACCAACTGACCTTGAAGAAGAAATAGTCTATGAAATTGAAATGGACGAACAAGATGATTTAAACCTTGAAGAAGAAATAGTCTATGAAATTGAAATGGATGAACAAGATGATTTAAACCCTGAAGGAGAAATTCAAATGGATGAAGAATACGACGAATTCGAATTTGAAACTCCTGTGAGAGATAGATTCAGATCTCGTATGGAAGATAACATGGAAGATGACATGGCAGATAGATTCAGATCTCATAAAGGTAGATTTGAAACCCCTATAAGAGATAGAATCAGATCTCGTATGGAAGATAACATGGAAGATGACATGGCAGATAGATTCAGATCTCGTAGATATAGAGATATTGAAGATGACATGGCAGAAGGTGTTGATCCTGAAATGGTGGAATACAATATGTCTAACCTTGATCTTGGTGAAGAAGATGAAATGAGTATGAGTGATTTAAACTCAGTTATGGAAGCCGTTAAAAAAGCTATGAAACCGAAAGGAATTGGAATGGGAAATGCTTCTAAATTCAAATATGGTAAAAAACCTAACATGAGTGGAGGGTTTAACGAAAAAAGAAAAGAAGGACCTAAATCTGTTGGTACAGGTAAAGCTAGATTTGAATACAAAGAAGAACATGAATATGGTGGTAACTCACACGATTACAAACGTAAGGATGTTAAGGGTGTTGAGAAAAAAACCGGAGTCGTGAAAGGTCATTTTAAAGATTATGAAAGTAAGAAATCTGAAACTAAAGAATCCGCGAGAACTTTAGGTAATGGTAGTAGAAATTATCCGGAAAGAAAATCTATACCTAAAATGAGAGTAAGACCAACTAATGAAGGTGTTTCAAATGAAGTGAATTTGTTAAAAGAAAAAAATAACGAGTACAGACAAGCTCTTGATATTTTTAGAACAAAACTTAATGAAGTTGCAACATTTAATTCAAACTTGGCTTATGCGACAAGACTATTTACTGAACACTCAACAACTAAACAAGAAAAAATAAATATTCTTAGAAGATTTGACAATGTCGATACTTTGAAGGAATCAAAAAGTCTGTATAGGTCAATAAAGGATGAGTTATCATCTGGATCTAAATCAGAAGAAAGATTAACCGAATCAATTGAAAGAACTGTTAACAGAACCGCATCTACGGGATCGTCAACTAATCTAATTGAATCAAAAACGTATGAAAATCCACAATTCTTAAGAATGAAGGATTTGATGACAAAAATAAAATAAACAATAAACAAAAATAATAAAAACCAAAAAAAAATGGGAGCATTATTAGAATCAGGTCTTGTTGGTAACATAGGGTTAAAACACCTTAAAGTTATCAAAGAAGACACTATTAACAAATGGAACAAATTAGGGTTCCTTGATGGACTTAAAGGTCATCTAAAAGAAAATATGGCTCAATTATATGAGAATCAAGCGTCACATTTGATTAACGAAGCAACTGGAGAAGGTTCTAACGGAGCATTCGAAACTGTTGTTTTCCCAATCGTAAGACGTGTATTCTCTAAATTGTTAGCTAACGACATCGTATCAGTACAAGCAATGAACTTACCAATTGGTAAATTGTTCTACTTCGTACCTAAAATCCAAGGATATCAAAATGAATATCAAGGACCAGATGCGACAGGTGGTATTCATTATTCTCCAGTTGGTGCACCGAATGGACCTGCTAATGGAGCTGGATATGAGCCAACAGGACCATACGCTTACAAGAAAAACCTTTATGATTTATTCTACGAAGGAAATGAGGCAGGAATGGATCCTGCAGGATTGTTTGATTACTCTAAAGGTAAGTGGACCGCAGTTACTGCAACTACAACAGTTCAAGCATGGGCTGGTTCAGCACTTGTTGACGCAACTATCAACGGAGGTACTCCTGCAAATGGAACAGAAATTCCAGCAGGTAACATAAGAAAAGTTCTTATGAAAATGTGTGGTTTCGCAAATTCTGGAGCTGGTAAATTAATCGGACCTGATGGTAACGAAATGGATAGTGAGGCATTTTTGTCTGACTTGAGAATATTCGCATCTACAGGATTATCCGCAGCTACAACACCTTGTAATGTTCTTACTGGTAGCACGGGACAATACATTCCTCTATTATTTAGATGTGTTACTCAAATATACGGTAAAGGTCTTGTTAAATATGGTGGTCAATCGAGTACTACATTCGCAAACACTAGTACTCAACCTAACACCGCAGGTAATGGTGGTTCTTACTACGATATCTGTGACACAGATGGTTGTATCTATTTAGAAGTAGATTTATCTTGTCCAGTATGTGCTGATTGTGACTCAACATCTTTAGATGGTTACACAGGTACTACTATATTCTCAGGTGGATCTGGAGATTCATTTACAGCATTCTTTAGACGATATGCTAACTTAGAATTCGAAGACGAAATTGGTGAGGTTTCTTTTGATTTAGAATCAGTAACTGTTTCTGTAACTGAAAGAAAACTAAGAGCACAATGGTCTCCTGAATTAGCTCAAGACGTTGCGGCATTCCACAACATCGACGCTGAAGCTGAATTGACAGCATTGTTATCTGAACAAGTAGCAGCTGAAATCGACCGTGAGATCCTTCGTGACTTACGTAAAGGTGCGGCATGGAACTTACGTTGGGATTACAACGGATGGAGAAGAATTTCTCAAACAACATCTTACACTCAGAAAGACTGGAACCAAACATTAATTACAGCAATCAATCAGTTGTCTGCACAAATTCACAAATCAACTTTGAGAGGTGGTGCTAACTGGATCGTTGTTTCTTCTGAGGTTTCTGCTATCTTTGACGATTTAGAATACTTCCACGTATCTAACGCGGCTCCTGAGCAAGATCAGTATAACATGGGTATTGAAAGAGTTGGTACTCTTGCAGGACGTTACCAAGTTTATCGTGATCCTTACTTCCCATCAAACCAAGTTTTGATTGGACACAAAGGAACATCATTGTTAGACACAGGTTACATCTACGCACCGTATGTACCTCTACAATTAACACCTACAATGTACAATCCGTTCAACTTTACTCCGATCAAAGGAATAATGACGAGATACGCGAAAAAAATGGTAAATAATCGCTTTTATGGCCGCATTACCGTTGATGGTGTTAGAACATTCGATTTAAGAGAATTGAGATAATCAAAATCTTAAAAAATAACACTAAAGGGACAAGAAATTGTCCCTTTTTTTTATGTTTTTATGTTAACTATATGTTTTTTGGATTAATATCTTATATTTATAAATATGAAGAAATATATCCCATCAGAAGAAGAAATTAAAACTATCCTTAAGATGTATAATAAAGATTTCATTGGTAGTCAAACAATTTCGGAAAAAATAGGATTAAATAAACAACAAGTGTTAAGAATACTTAAAGAAAATGGAGTTAAATTAGGTCCATCCGGTAGACGAAATATTGGTGGTAAAAAAGTTTCTGATAAAAAATGGAGAGACTCTAATAAAGAGTATATGTCTAATAAATCCAAAACTTGGTACGAACAAAACAAAGAACATCGTAAAGAATACATTAAAGAATATCATAAAAACAATATTGATAAGATTAGAAAGACAAAACGTGATTACGAAAGAAATCGTAAAGCGAGAGACCCCCTCTATAAATTAATCTCTAATTTTAGAACTGCGATATATCAGGTATTAAAGGAGAGTAATGTGGAAAAGAACAAACACTATTTTGATATACTACAATACACGCCTGAACAACTAATAACACATTTAGAGAATAAATTTACAGATAAAATGACGTGGGACAATTACGGTGAGTGGCATGTAGATCATAAATTACCTATAACTCATTTTAATATCTCTGAGATGGGGGATAGTGAATTTATAAAATGTTGGTCCTTAGATAACCTACAACCAATGTGGGGTGATGAAAACATTAAAAAATCTAATAAATTACTTGATTAAAGTCCTAATTGATTTTGATATCACTTCAGATTCACCAATAGTGAACACTCCTTTAGAATGTGCTGATTTAATCGCCTCAATAAGGTAATACAAAGCGTGGTCATTATTCATTGTTGATAACATCAATTCTAATTGATCCTCATTAATTAAATTTATTGTTCCAAATAAATTACCATAATTTGTATTTTCTTTTTCCATATTTAAAATATAAGATATTTATAATATATAATCAAATGGATAGACTTAGTAAAATTATAAAAAAAGTAATTATAGAGACCACTAGCGATAGCCGTGGATCTAGAGGGTCGTATGTTACACCATTGCTACCTGGGTATAGGGAATTTGAAAAAAATCAAATGGCACCATTTACTGAATATGTAACTGATTGGGATGACGCCTCTTTAGATCATGATAGTTTAGATGGTAAAATGTCCGCAGATTCTAAAACCATACAAAGAAAAGAAAAAAAAGCTGAAAAAATTCAAAAATTTATAAAAAATAATCCTGACAAATTTGCTTGGTCTGATGATGCGGGAATTATGAATTCATTACCATTTCATAATACAGATGCCAAACCTATAAAAAATTATGACCCAAAAAAAACAACGGTAAGTTTAGGTGGGGTTGTAAAACAAATAACAAAAAAAATTAAAGAATCAATTAACGATTATGATTTAAATTACCCACCATTAAATCAAAATAGGGTTGAATTTTTAGAAAAAGTCCCATTTAATAAATGGATTGAGATTTCTGACAAAGGAACTATAAATGAAGATCTTGCCGTTTGGTTTGGTAAAAAGAATAAACCTAAGGGATCTTCCCAACCAAAAGGACCTTGGGTTAACATTTGTAGTAAAGTTGACGGTAAACATCCCCCTTGTGGACGACAAGATACCTCTAAAGGTTCATACCCTAAATGTAGGGCGGCTGGAGTTGCTGGTAAAATGAGTGATTCTGCAAAAAGATCTGCTTGTCAACAAAAAAGGTCTGCTGAGAAAAAAGACACACAAACAGGAAAAGGACAAAAACCAATAATGACATCATATAAAACAAAAAAGGAATCCGTAGATTCCTTAGTTGATAATATTTTATTTGAAATTAGAAACTCGGTCTAAGATATTATGTAGAGAGTTAGTAATTTGTGAATTAATCTCACCCTCATAATTAAGTCTTCTCTTATCTGCCTCAAGATCAAAAATATATGTTAATCTTTCCCAATCCCTATCATGTAGTTTAACATTATAATTATAAACGTGATTAGTTATTTCAACTCTACGATCTGTCATTGTTATGAAAATTTTCATATCGTCATTTTTAAGATAACGTTTGTCAGACATTGGGGCTATCATAAATTCAGTATTTTTATGTTGAATTATTTTAAGACATATTTTAAAACATGTCTTTTCATATGATAGGGTTTCATCTTGATAAGTTGGTATAATACTTGAAGATTTTTTTGACCAAATATAAAATTTAAGTTTTAATCTACTAAAAAATCTTTTTATTTTGTTTTCCATATTTGTATAAAGTTTATGTATCTACAAATATAGTGATATTATTTGAATAAAAAAATATTTTTAAAAAAAAATTAACAATAAGCTCCAGAACAATGTCTTTTACCGTCAAGACCTTTAATCTTACCTTTACATACTTGAACAGCGTGGCCATTTGAATATGCGGAGGGGTACACGTCATATTTTGCCTTTGCTGAGGCTTTACCCCTTGCACAAAGAGGAGTTCCTGTTTTTTTACGACCTTCCATCATGACCATGTCTTCATCATCCATGTTCATCTCCATATTATCTCTTTCAGTCTCATTCATTAAAAAATCAAAAACTTGATCCATGTTATTTTTTGATTCTGAAATATGATCTTGTGCCCAATCATGTCCATTATCTAAAATAGATTCAACCATGTCTTGGTCCATATCTAATAATATTTCACATTGTCTTTTCATTTGTTCTAAATTAGAAAAGAACATATATCTTTGAGATTTTTCTTCGTGTGTTTCTCTAATAACTTTTTTTATAATTATATCTAAATCTCTCATAATACTAACTATTTAATCCGTTACCTCCTAGTGTAACTGCGTTCATTTGAATTACCTCAGTACCATAATTATCCGTCCATACTGGATGAGGTGGTTCTACAGATACTGTTGTGGTTCCTCCTGACGTACATACTACAACACATACGTCCTCAGCTGCGTTTGCACTTCTTGGTGGTTCTGGTTCTGGTTCTTCTCCACATTCTTCACAATTTGCATATTCTCCTGAAACGTAATGATAATTTGTTTCACCCTCTTCACTTAATCCCACAAAAGTTGCACAAAATGGTGTTTCAAAACCAAATTGTATTTCATAAGTAATACCTGTTGTAGGAAGACCATATTCAAGACAAAAGTTAGTCGCTTCTATATTAATTTCATCTTCTGTACCACATATTATAAAATTAAAATTTAAAGTTCCTCTTCCATCATCAACTAAACACTCACAACAATCTCTATAATCAATTAAATCATAGTAATAACCTGTCGTTATAGAACTTTCTGTTACTGCCTCAACAGTACCGCAAAATAGATTCTCACCTTCACCAAACCTTATTGAACCACCCAACACTAACGTTACAGCGGAAACAATGTATTGATCATTAGTTAAACATTGATTTATAATATAATTTGGCATTTTAATTTGTTTTTATATAAATATCTTATTTAGTTGTTTAATTCGTTTTTTTATTTAATAAATATCTCGTTTAGTTGTTTAATCCGTTAGGTCCTCCAAGTACGACCATGTTTAATTGAGTGAATGGAGTACCATATCCGTCAGTATAAACAGGGTGTGGAGTGTCTTGAGACTCATATGTTCCATCACTACAACCAGATACGTTAAATCTTATTATATTTGCCATTATTTTTCATTAACAATTTGAAATTTTATTTGTCTTTTGTAAGTATTAACTTGTCCTGACGTTGTTACTTGTATGTCAATGTAGTATTCGTTAGGTATTTTATCCCTCGTGTCAAAGATAAAGTAGTATTCATTTGGTGTTCTATTTAACTCAGTCCAATCCTGTACCGCAACTTCAGTTTGACCTTCACGAACATATATACGGTATTTACCATCAATATTTGGTAATTGTTTGTTTGTGGTATAAGCCTCTTTAATTATAACACCAACTTTTCTAATATCCGAGTTTATTATTTTTTCGTTTTGTTTGATTCCGTAATAGTTAAACCCATATTGTGATGGGTCATTTGTGTTTGTCCCAATTTGGATTGATTTCTTAATTGTATAAAGTGTGAACTCATTTATTTGGTTAGGTAAAGAAAAACCATTTAATTTAATGTCAGACCAAGTATCGGTAAACATGCAAGGAGTTTTATACCCAATAAGTGCCGGTATTGTAATTTCATACACACCTTTTGTCCTTAAACAAGATTGTAAATTTACTAATCCAACGATCGGTATTCCAGAAGAATCACTAATTGTTACTTTTGGTGCGTAATCCAAGTTTTTAAAATCACCATCTTCATATATATACAAATATAATTTGTTAACTTTTCCCAATGAAAAACTATTCCTGTTGTCAAGAATTAGATCGTCATAGGTAGTTTCAAGGTATGGCTCGTAAAACGTCTGTGTGTGTCTTGTAAAGAAACCTACGGAGTATGATCCGGTGGTTCCTGTTAAGTTCTCAACACCCGGAAGATAAGCAATTCCCCATCCAACAGGATTTACAATTCCACCAATTAATAAATTATTAATTTCTTGTGTCATATCAAACTCAATATTTTCATTACCAAATTCAAAATGTTGTAAATCTACTATTGTTAAAGCTGAAAATGGGAACGTCCCTCCGTTAGTATTATCGTAAATGCCCGGTTGTTCCCAATTATCTAATGTTGTCGTTTGGAACCAATTTGATGGTCTAACAGAATATTCTTTATTATACCCCAATTGTTCGGGAATATTATAATAATCATATCCAACCCCCTCATCCCAATATTGTGGTTGATCAACGTCATAATCTTTTGGTGGAATTCTAAATAAAATTAAATCAAATGATGTTGCTCTTAATGACCCATCCGGCATGCTCGTATTTAACAAATCTTTACTAAAATATGACGTGTTTGTCATTTTTAAGATGTGTTTCATATTATTCCCACATTCTGTTGAAATGACTCCTGTTGATAATTTTTCTTTAAGCAACGATAAGTCCAAATCAAAAATAAAACGAGAGTATCCGACTGGTGTTGATAGACCACCATCACCATAATAAAGTTGAACTACGGGATTTCTACCAGTATTTACATAACTATTATAAACAATAGTGTTGTTTCTATTGAAGTAAGAATTATTAGTTGACATTTATGTTTTTATTATAAATATCAATTAATTCGAATATATTGATTAAGAATTGAATTATCGGCATCTTGTAGGATTTTGTTTATTTGACTCAACTCCGTACCATCAACCCCTATTGGGATTGGCGCTTCATTTATATTATGAACATGTGAAGATAAAAACTTAACAATTAGTGTTAATAGTTTCATTAGCTCATCCCCCCTAACCATAGGGTCTGTATTTTCAAGTATGTTATCGGTAAAATAAGGTTGATCAATACCATATAAAGTTTCTTTTGGTTCTAAAGTAATTTTAGATCTTGATGGAATGTCCGATTTGTGAGATAATAAATAAACAAAATCCGCACCTATTGTCCCATAAGAAATTGGAGTTGGGGTAAACACACTTTGTCTTAAAGTTGAGGTCTCCGGAGTTAATTGTTGTCCAATAATATTTTTATTCCAAACAAGAACACTACCAGATTGTTCGTCAGATGGTAACAGTTTAATTTTTTTCTTGAAATTAGCGACCATATTATAATCTGTTGATACTGATGAATCTAACTTATCTATATTATCCTTAGAGGGTCTAAAATAGAATGGAAATTGATCTTCAATGTTGGTATTGTTTTGTGGTGGGTATTGATCATATCCTTTAATATTGATTTTACCGTCATTAACACCATTTATAAATTGGTTAATTATTTTAACCCCATCATCTAATGTTTTTCCGGTAAATACTAAGGTATATTCTGGCGCCCCCTTATATTGGTCTAATGGTGTATCCATTTCAATTACGGTTGATTGGGTTTCTGGTTTTGGCATTAATGAAAATAATTTAACACTACCATCATAAAACGTTGACCCGGTTATACCTCCACCAATAGTATTACCCGTAATTGTGCCCTCATTGGTTATTTCCCACTCAATAAGTTTTTTAACTAATTTTGGTTTGTTTAAAAAAAACTTTTTAATAATGGGATTTAATTCTTTTTTTTCTAAATCAAAGGTAGATATTTGTAAAAAACTTCTATTTTGTCTTGGTGTTGGTAGATTAAACCCATCGGTTTGAGTCTCAACATTTTTACCAGATCTAACTAAAACTTCATTTGTTTTAACAATAACATCTGCGGTGCCTCGACCCAATAATGCATTATCTCCTGGCTCTGGATATATTCCCCTAACCTCAGCTTTTGTTTCAGTACTAATACGATCTTTTAAATCGTTTGCTTGTTTTAAGAATGAACCACTAGTTAACATAGATTCGGCATTGTGCCAGTCTTCAAAACTATTGTTTTGTGGTCTTGTTATTGGCCCTTGAATATAGAATTTATTATTATCTACTCTTTGTAGTTTGTTATAATAAAATATATGGATATATTCTTTCTCTTTTGGAACTTGACTAATATAATAAGGTATTAATGGTAAATAAATTAATGGGTCTTTTTGTGTCCAAATATCATTTTCCTCATTCCAATCCTGAGGTAGTAAATCTTTCTCAGTTTCCGTAATAGGTACCGCCCTAACTCTACCCAACATTAATGGGTCTTGATTGTTAACTACGTAACCTTGAAATATTCCTTTACTCATTTCCCTTTAATCTAGATGTATATTCTTTATGTAATAAATTATATGTGTTTTCTAATTTATCTAAATGGTGAGTTAATTTAATAACTGTGTTTTTTGCCATTTCAAAATCTTCTTTAATAAAGTCCATAGCCAAGGTCAAATCTTTATTAGACCTTTCTTTATGTTCTTTGATTATTTGTAAAATCTCAACCGATTTTACTTTTTTTTCATTAATACTAAATGAACTTTCCATATGCGTCTTTAGGTATTGTTATTCCCGCAGGAGTAATGGTTAATGGTCCGATACCAATTGCAACTTTTCCATTTTCAGAAATTTCTTTATCATTACCATCAATCATTGCCTTTATTGATGCTAAGAATTTATTAGGACTACCGTCTGGCATTGGACCTGTTGGGACACCTATTTCTTGTAAATTATTTATCGTATTAAGAAATGATCTTGTCGGTGAATATCCATCAAGTAATTTTGATGATAATAACAAAGGTAATGGTAAATCACCGCCAGCGGCATTAATGGCATTTAATTTGTTCCTAACGGCCAAATTTAATAGTTGTAATAATTCGTCCAAAATACTTTTACATTCTCTAAAATCTTTTACCGTGATGATTAAAGTTGAGATTACCCCAACAATAGATAAAATCATTTGATATTTCTTTTTTATTTTTTCTGTCGAAATATCCCCCAATAAAAGTTTAACTAATAGTTTAATTTCCTTTTTAAGTTCTTTGAATATCTCTTTGGTAAAAATCGCACCTATCTTACTCACAAATTCAACAAAGAACGATCTAAATAATTTGGCAAAATCTTCCAAATTACTCACTAATTTAGAAAAAGGCTGGTTCAATAATTCAGCAACAACCATTATTGGTAATACTGTTTTTGGGGAAAGAATTGTGCTTATTAATGCCTTTACAAACTGCTCAAAAAATCCAGTGTCCACAGACAATTTAAAAGTATCGCTAACCGCCGGATATATAATGCCTAAGGCCGCATTTATTTCATTAATATCGCTAGTGTCTTCATTAAATGTTAAATTATCTAACGCAGTTAAAAGAGCCTCAACATTAAGAGGTTCTTTAACCATATCACAATCTTGAAATTCAATAACACCCCTTTTAATGTCCGAAGTTTTTTGTTCTATAATTCTTAAATCTAAATCTGTAAACTCAAAAAATGAATTATCAATATTGTCATTTTCTGAAAGTTTTGATACACCTGAAACATCTATCTCCTTATTTGAATCATAACAAAGACCTAAAATTCTTTGCATAATTAATAATGATTTTTGTAATGACTCTAATTTTAAATTACCATCTCCTTTACCAAAAGAAATTGCTCCGGTAACGTAGTCAGATAAATTAGTAAAAAAGGCCTTATAATCTATAATATCAACCGTTGAATAGTAATCATTTAAAAATTCATCAATCACTGGTAAATTTTGTCTTGGTTTTAAATCAACCTTAAAAAAACTACCTTGTATTGGTTGAACAGTTATAGGATCAATATAACTTTCCACATATGTTATATCAAATAAGTTTTGAGCTGATTTTCCTATGTAGTCCGCACCGGCCACGGCACTATATGGTTGGTTTAAGTTTTGAGTTCTTTGATATAACTCTTTATTCATTGAGAATGGATATTGGTTATATGATATTGGTTTTTGTTCGTAATATAATTTACCTATCCTATCATCAGTTGCCAATTCTAAAGACCCTAATAAATCTACAGATTTTACCGGAACATAAACCGTTTGATTAAACGTATATAATTGAACCCCCTCACAAGAAAGAGCCTTTTTAACTGAATCAATTAATAATGGTTTAATTTGTGGTTTTAATGTCTTAAGTGAGTTAATAAATATTCTTTTTATTAACTTATCACTTTCTATCCCAGATCCCTTTAAATCTTTTAGCTGAGTTATTAATTCGTCTAAAAAAGTTTTACCATTAGCCGTATGTTTTTTTCTTTTTTTTGTAAAATTAGAAAGTTGGTCAGACAAAAAATCATTTGACTTTTCTTGCGAACTTCCGGCTTTCTTCTTTAATACATCATATTGTTTTTTATACTCCTTATATGATTTGTATACGGAAGTTTTATTTGCCGATTTCTTTAATTCTTCATTTATATCAACTGCCATAAAACTTATTTTTTCATTTTATATGTGTTGTCCCCACTAGCGTCTTTTCTAATTAAATTTTGAATTGTTTCATCATCCATCTCAAGGTCTGAAAGGTTAAAATCTTCCTCTTTTTCGGTATTTTTCTGCCACATCTGTGATTGTAGTTTAGAAAGAGTCAATTTTTTATCAACACAATCATTTATTATTTTTTGTTGTTTCTCAATCACAGGGCCAATAAGAGTCATATCTTCAGGTTCTTTCATCATTGTCAACATTTTGTTTTGAATTCTAATTGCAGTATTCCTTTGTTCCACAAGCTCATTGTAGATTTCCTGCATTAAGGATAACATTGATTCTTTACTGAGATTTATTTCTTTCTTACGTGGTCTTGCCATATATATAAATATTATTTTTTTAAAATTTCTTGGACCAAATCAAAATATAATTTTTTATATTTTTTAATCATAGTTCTTATCTCCTTAGTTGATAGATTTGTCATTTCCCTAAGTTCAAATAAAATAATATTTTTATTAAACTTATTATTGTTTGTGTCCGGAAAAATTGTTCCGTAATTCTCAAATAAATCATATATTGCAGACCCTAATTTATGCTCTTGTTCGTCACAATCTTTTTGGTTTAAATTTTCCTTTAATCTTTGTAAAAATTTTTTAATAATATATTCAGAGTTTATTTCATCATTTTCAATATTATAAGATAATTCTGGTCTATTTGATAAATCGGAAGATATATCTTCATAAGATATCTTTCTATTCATTTCTTTTTGGTCTTTCATTATCTGACCCATAAGATAATTTTTACAAATAGTCCCAAAATATGAGTATGCCTTTTTTTCTTTTGAGGGTTTAAATTTATCCATTTTTGTCATAAGAAAAGAATGGGTATCGGCATGAATTTCTTCATAGTTCATATCTTTCCTATATAGTTTATATCTTCTAATAATTGAAGATATCATCTTATCTAAAGGATCTTTTAAGAACTCATTATATATTTTATTTCTTTCTCCGTTATTTTCTGTAACTAAAAATAATCTAACTGCGTCCTCTTCTCGTACATCAAAATAATTATTTGTTGTTGGTTTTCTACCTTTCTTTTTTTTTTCTATAGTCGGATCAATCCCATGTTCTATCATTAAACATTTTGTGGTTCATAATTTATATCCCTTTGGGTGGTAAAAAAACATTCTTTTTTTGCTGACTCTATCCAAAATCTAGCTTCTTCTGAATCCATACTATTAGTGCCATTTTTATAATTCCAAAAAATTGATCCTTCTCTTAAATTCATATGTTTGTAACCAATTTTTGGTATAGTTAAAATTTTTGCTGAATTATGTGTCATTCTTAAGAAAAGTTCATAACCAAACGTTAACTTTATATTTGATTTCATTTTACCAACTCTCTCATACATTTCTTTTTTAAAGACCATACCTGAAGTTTGGAAGTTTTGAAATGTTTGTAAAGTTTCGTTTGTTAAATACCCCATATCGGATGAAATATTTGCCGCAAATGTGGCCTCATTTGTAAATCCAGCAAAAACTAATTTATCATCAACATCAACTACAATTGGTAAAAAAGCGTCAATATCTTTATAGATGGACATATATTTATGTGCGTTTTTAAACCAAATGTTTGAGTACTCATCATCGAACTCTAAAATTGAACACCATTCTGATTTGGCTAATTCAACACCCCTATTAACTTGATTTGCGAAGTTTGGATCCTCAGTCCAAGACTCAAGAACAACGGTCAATCCGCTAAAATCGTAGGTATTTAAATGGTTAGTTAAAAATGGTTCATCACCATGAACAATAATAAGCTCGTCCGCGTTTTTATGTTGATGTTTCATGGATTGAATAGCTCTCGAAAAGAAGTCTTCAAAACCGATGGCTTTACCTGATTTTATAGGTAATATAACTGAAATTGTATTTTTATTTTCCATAATTAAATTGTTTCAAATTTAGATAGTTGATCTTCAAAAGAAGTAAGTCTTGTTGACATAAGGTTGTTAAAAAGGTCTGTAGTGTTTTTTTCAAAACTCGACAAAGAAGGTAAAGAATTCACAATTTCTTCCATTTTATTATAAAGTTCTGGATTGATGTTATCCTCTAACCAATTTTGTATATAATCAGAAAGGACATCATTCATTATTGTTTTATTGTTAATCCAAATGCCATTATTTTCATCCATCCATTCAGGAACGATATCAGGAACCAAACCAATAACAGGAATACCCATCTTCATCGACTCAAGTGGGAAAGTTCCGTAAGAACTTGCTTGGTCAATCCAAATAGAAACAAAACTATCCTTCATGGCTTCTGCGAATTCTTTTTCGGTTAAACCTCTTAAATCTCTAAAAGTAATCCATCTATATTGTGGGAACTTAGAGTAGAAAGTTTTTATAAGATTAACAGTATCTCTCTGATCTCTTGTATGAACATTAACAATTGTCTTGGGTGGAAATTCGGCTTTTTTGAAATTATCCGAAATTGATGGTTGTAAAACATCTACGGAAATTTGTCTCATAACACCATTTATATATTCTTTTTGTTTTTCTGAGGTTGTTATACATTTATGAAAACCTAATTGAGACCACGTTTGTCCTGGTTGTAAGGTCTCAAAAATATGGTCATATGCTTGACACAAAACAATTTTACCACAAGGTAATTTTGTAATTTGATCCATAATGAAACCATAAATTTCAGGAATAATAATAAGGTCATCTGGAGATATCTCCAAATTTGTTCCGTCGATTGACGTATGGGGCAATTCCATATATTCTTCACCCATCCAATCAGAAACACCAAAATACTCTGGTTTCTCATGTAGAATAATAGGGTTATACCCATCTTTTTTTAATGCCATGGCCATCTCATAAATGTATCTTACGGATGCCTTCACATTTCCTTTAGTATCTTGTACCACAAAATACAATCTTGATTTCTTTTCTTTCATGTTAGAAATCGACAATTCTAATTTTTGAATTTGTTCTTCGTTCATACTTAAATTATAGTTTATTTATTATTTTTTTTACCAATAATGAATTGAATGCAATTTTAAATGGGATTGAAACTTCATTACTTTTCATCCCTAAATTCTCGTCAACAATCTCATCTTCTGTTAATACAATATCTACCAACATTTTTATTAGTTCATATTTAACTAAATGAATTTGAGAATCACCACTTACGCTTTTTAACTCCACCTCTTTATCGACCTTATCAATGTCAATGTAATAGTTTTCACCAAACGTACTAAACAACATGTTTCAGTTCTTTTATTAGTTTACCAAATTCTGAAAGTGAAGTAATCTTATATTCAGAATTGATGTGTTTATTATAATCGGTGGTAAATTTAATGACCACCTTTCCTTCGTGTTTTTCTAATAGTAGGGTAGGATCCGCAGTAAGTAAAATATCTACTTGATCCCACATAGATTTTTTTGTTATTTCACTAAAGAAAAATACCTTTTCCAATAAACACCCAAATTTAGATAGGAAGAATAACGAGGATGGTTTTGATTTACCAATCTCACTTGACACAATCATTAATTCATTCTCATCTCTTAGATCAAGATACAAATCGTTTAACATGTTAAATGTTGTCATCTCTGTTGACGGGGCGTGTCCAAATAATTCCATCGTATATTCTTCATACATAAATGAAAATAATTCCTCACTATTGCGAAACGCAAAATGTTTGGTCAAGTCTAAAGAGTAAATGTCGGTTAGTTTTTTATATTCAAAAGGAATTATATCGGACACCTCCAATTCAGTGTTTCCAGATATGTCCACATTATATGTTTTACCTAAATACCCATCCGAATCACTTTCAATTAAGTGTTTTTCGTAAAGTTGTTCAAATTTGGTAATAGTATCTCTTAATACACCATTAATATCAATCCCTATTCTCTTTGTCATATTCTGATAATATTTTAGTAATTAATGGGTTTCTAACGTTCTTAGCGTCCCTAAAATCATAAACACCAATGTCTGGAACATTGCTGAATTTTTGTATTGCATCATATAGTCCTGATTGTTTTTTATCTTTATACCTATCCGTCTGTTCAAGATCCCCAGATATAAAAAATTTACTATTATATCCTATCCTTGTCAATAGTAGTTTCATTTGATTGGGTGTTGAATTTTGGGCCTCCTCAAAAATTAATATTGAGTTGTCTATATTCATACCTCTCATATAGGCTAAAGCAAACACCTCAATAATTTCGGCCTTCTTTAATTCTTCCCTTGATTCTTTACCAATAATTTTATTTAATAAATAATAGGAGGGGAATATATATGGGTCTAATTTTTCTTCAAGGCCTCCTGGAAGGCTACCTAATTTCTCTTCTGCCTCAACCGCCGGTCTAACAATGATTATTTTCTCATATGAGTTATTTGTATCCACTAAAAGGTCTACCGCCGCCTTCATTGCAATAAAACTCTTACCAACACCTGCAGGTCCTGAAGCAACCGTAATTTGATTATTTTTTAAAATGTTATAATAATCTTCTTGGTGTTCAGATAAAAATTTGTTTTTTTGTTTCCGTTTAATTATTGAGTTGATTAAATCCTTTTTTGATAAAGGTCTAGAATCTTTAGGTTCTAATTTAATTATCGGATCTGATTTTTTTCTTATTGTCATATTTTAATTAATAAATCTTTTTTTACTCTCACAATCATAGATTTTTTTTCTAAGGTTTGTTGTTGAGTAATTATGATCACGTTTATTGTATATAATTCTAATACCCCTTTTTTGGCAAATACTTTTTGCTGTATAATTTTTGTCTTTATAATCCTCACCAATTATTCGAACATCCAAATCCAAAGAACTAAAAAGTTCCTCTAATTCTTCTTCATCGTTGTAGGGGATTATCTTATCAACATATTTAACCGCATCCAATTGCAAGTATCTTTCTACAAGGGATTGGATAGGTTTATTTTTATCTTTTCTATCTATTGTAGGGTCGTTCTGTAATGCACATATTAAATAATCACAATGTTTTTTACATTCTTCTAACATAATGATGTGTCCGGTGTGTAATAAATCAAACGTGCTACAGGTTATTCCTACCGTTTTTTTAATCATTATTTTCTAAAACTTTTTTACTTATCCATTCGTATGTTTTTGACATCCCATTAACTAACGGTTCTGATGTGACCCAACCTACTTTGGATTCGTAAAGTTTATTATCGGAGTTTCTTCCTCTAACGCCAACAGGACATTTATGTCCATATTTATTAAAGAATTCATCACCATATATATTTTTAATTTTAATGTTTTTACCTGAAATATCAATAGCCATTTGTGCTAACTGATTAATGGTAACCATTTCTTCTGACCCAATATTAACAGGTCCAACAAAATCACTTTCCATTAACCTTAAAACCGATTCAATACATTCGTCAATGTATAAGAATGATCTAGTTTGTTGTCCATCTCCCCATACCTCAAACTCACCTCCATCGTGTGTCTCAGCTACTTTACGACACATAGCCGCAGGAGCCTTTTCTTTACCACCAACCCATGTTCCGTCGGGACCAAAAATATTATGGAACCTTGCAACTCTAACATCTAATTTATAATTTCTCATAAAGGCAAAATACAATCGCTCACTGAATAATTTTTCCCAACCATATTCCGAATCAGGATTTGCCGGATATGCGGATGATTCCTCACAATTAGGATTATTCGGGTCTAATTGATTATGTTCGGGATACATACAGGCCGATGACGAATAAAATAATTTTTTAACACCAAACATTGATGCGTAATAACTAACATTTAAATTAATTAACGCAGAATTATGCATAACATTAGCATCATTTTCACCAGTAAAAATGTAGCCTGCACCACCCATATCCGCCGCCAATTGATAAACCTCATCAAATGAATTAAGTGTATCCTTAACTGATTTTTTATCGGGACTAAACATTATTTTTGAAACTAAGTTTGGGTCTTTTAAATCACCAAGAATAAATTCACTACAAAATTCATTCTCATTAAAATATTCATGTTTCTTAATGTCAACAACTCTAACAAAATTACCTTCATTAAATAATTTTTTTGCAAGGTGACCACCAATAAAACCACCTCCACCTAATATTAGTATTTTTTTCATGTTAAATTTTAATTTTTTCATTCATAAGATTAATTAAATAATCTTCAGATATTAATTCGGTTTTACTTTTATTACCAAGATCAAAAACCTCATGTTCGCAATTTGAAGAAGCGATTAAAACACCGTCATGACAAAATGTTTCATTATCAAAATCTGCGGAACCAATTATTTTATATCCATTAGTTTGTAAAAACTCTTTACAACTATTATGTAATTCTTGTGTATGAGTAGATATAAAAAAATAATCAATAATTTTATTTTTAATACTTTTTAAAGACCCTAAAAGCATTTCATATTCATGCCCTTGAATATCACTATGTACAATATCTATTTTTGATAACGAATTGTTATTAACAAAATAATCTATTGTAAAATTATTTTTCCCAACAAAATCCTGAATAAAATTTCCATCCATACCGTTTATTTTAAAATGATTTTTACCGATATCAATAAAATTAGGGTCTGGCTCAACCAAAAAAGAAATACCATTTTTATTTTTTTGTAAAAATGACATAGAATAAAATGCCCAATAGGAACCAAGTTCAATCATTAATGGGGTCTCTGTGTTTAAACTATTGATGATTTTATTAAAAACATATTCTTCTTGTGGTTCATGCACACCACCATTTAATAATAAAATATCGCTAAAACTATCATAATATGAATTAGGAAAGATTTTTAATCCGTTAGGCATTATTAAATACCCATCAATTATTTTTCCAGAATTTTTTTTACGACTAATTTTTTTGTTTAGTGGGTCTGAAAGTATATATCTAAATCGGTTAAAATATTCATGATTATTCATTAGTACCAAGTCTTTGAAATTTTATTTATTTTATAGTCAATATTTAATTTTTTAAAAATTTCATCACAACTTAACTTATTTGAATGCCAATTAATTAATTCTTCACTTTTAAAATATTTTGGGTTAATCCACCAATCTTCATAAAATAATGTTGGGTGGTCTTTTTGGGATACATCCGCACATAAGAGAACATATCCATTTTTTAGTAATAAATCTCTTTGTGGTATTTTTTCGTTTATGACATATTCATTACCAATGTGTGAATCATGTTCAATTGTAATAACTTTAAATGAATATTTAGTTTTTAAAACTTTTTCCAATAACTTAAAACGATCGCCCAATACTTCCATATCTAATGATAGATAATCAATTACTTCATTATCATAATGAGTTTCTAATATTTCGTCTAAGTTAACATTCATACAATCTTGTTGTATGAATTTATTTTTCCTTACTTCCCATTCTTTACTATAATCCATTATATCAAGAGATATCCCTGTCCATCCGTTTAGTTCTAAAAGGTACGTGTTATTTATATTTTTAGGTAAATAACAACCTAAATCTAAAAATGTTCCATTTTTTATTTTTAACATATTATACACAAATATGTCTTGTCCGCATTGTGAGTATGATTCCATTATTTATTTATTTAATTATTTTTTAATGATTAAATTAATTAATCCATTTTTTATCAAAATAAGATATTATGTTTTGACTATTAGGTATTGAATCAAATAATTTTTTATATTTTTCCATAATTAAAATTTATATAAGTTTAATCAAAAAGTTTAATTAGTAAATGTTAATTAACAATACGATTTATATTAAAACTCTATCTTCATTTTTTATTTTCCCTCCTAAAACATCTGAATGTCTATTAATAATTATTGACGAATTTCGCGCATGAGATTGGGAACTTAGTGATTGATTTTTCACTCTAGTTGTGCCCCAAGATGGATCTGAGTCATAATCAATCCAATATAATCCACTAACTTTACCTAATTCTTTATATGCTCTATAAGATATGTCGTGATCATCATAAGAATAAGGTGCAAAATATTCATCAAAAAAATTTAACTTAACCAAATCTTTATAATTATACATTAACGGACCTCTGTTTGCAATTTCTCTAATTGCAAATTTATCTCTTGGATACCCCGATCTTCTGTCGGCAGGATTGTTAGTTATTACGGTATTGTTATTTATTTGATTATTATGTGCTGTTTGAGAAGTAACCGCAAAAACATCATCAAATGAAATAAAAGGTTTTAACATCCTTTTATCAAAATTTTTTTCCTTAATAATCATATCATCCTGAATTAAAATTACATAATCTGACGTTACTTTTTTTAACCCGGCATTATTTGATTTAGTTTCAAAAACATCATCAGTATAAATATACTTAACATTAATGTTAATATTCTCTAATATTTGTTTTACAATTTCTTCGGTTTTGTCAATACAACCATCAAACACAACTATGATTTCTTTAGTTAATTCCGACATATTATTTATAATACCATAACAAACAGATTCTATCATATCCTCTTTATTATGTGTGGTTAAAAGACAAGTAATTGTATTATCCATTTTTTATTTTTTTAAACACACGATTATGACCGACACAAATTAGTTCTATAAATTGATCGTTGTCTTCTAGATTATCTTTAATTGCATTACATACATCTATATGACCTTTAAATTTATCATTACTTAGATTTTTAAAACAAGATGAATCATCAAAAACAACGTATGTTCCTATTTTACTAACATCATACATTAACTTTATATCCGAAACAACACAATCATAATCATGACCTCCGTCAATATAAATTAAGTCAAATTGGTTAAATTCTTTAACTTTGTTTTTAATTAATTCGTCAGTTGATAATCCATTAATAATATTTGTATTAATATCAAATTCTAAATTAAAATGATCAAACAAATCAATTATGGTTTTACTATAATCAGTCACTTCATAATTAGAAAATTTATCTCCTGAATTATTTAAAGGAGTTACCCCAATGTATTTAACTGACTTTTCATAATTGTTAGATAATAATTTAACTAAACTTAAAACTTGGCCTTTATATACCCCAATCTCTAAAAATTTAAAATTATTAGGTAATTCTTTAATTAATTCACGCCAAATAACGTGAAAAGGTCTTTCCCCAAATCCAAGATTATTTTGCTCAATGTAAGTCCTATGATTTGTTAATATAGGATCGTTATTATATTCATTTAAAAAAATATCGTAAATTTCATTTAGATTATTTTTTTTGTATTTGTGAAATATATTTGTCATAATATAAAATTTGGGTTTCTATGGTGTAAAAATAATTGGGGTGTAGTTCTTAATGCACATTTATTCCCCCATTCAGATGGATCAATTTCTAATTTAATATTGTATTTTGAACACATTAACGATAGTATACTTTGATCATGTCTATGGTCTTTAAATGATGGGTAATTAACTCCTGTCGTGTTTGGTTTATCGGTTATAATATTTTCATTCTGAGACCACTCAAGCATCTCCTCAACAAATTTAAGTGTGTTTAATGTTTTTCTATATATTTGGTAAGACGCATTTACATGAGGATCATTAATTGTTTTTTCATTATCAAGTCCCATAATCACAAAAGAATCCTTTTTTGTCCAGTCCATGTTTTTAGGTGGATTTCCGTCAGACATACCATCTCGATTATCAAAAAAAATCATATCAGTATTTCCATCTAATTTATCATATAAAAAAGAAGGATCCTCTAAAAAAATATTACCAGCATCAACATAAAATAATATATCACCCATTTTTATTTCAGATAACACTTTGTAAATAAAATATGGTTTCCATAACCAATAACCAGCACCTCTTTTTTGGGTTAAAATGTGTTCATTTTTTAATTTAAAGTTTTGATCTATGTTGTCAAAATTGAATGAGTTGATTTTACAAAAAAAATTTTTAGAACTTTCAATTAAAGATGAAGTTGCGTTTTTATAATTTTCTGTGCCAAATATTACCAAATGTTTCATTACAAATAAAAATTATTTGATTTACGTTTAAGATATATATTTCTATCGATATTATCAAATTTACTATTATCAAAATGAACAAAATCTCTTTGCCCAAATCCTGCATCTGGGTGCTCATGTTTAATGATAATCTGATCAGAATACGTTTGTTTTTTCAATAGATTCGCAACATCCATAAATTCATTATCCGCCCATAGTGAGGTATAATCTGGATGGTAAATGTAATCAAATCTCTCATAATATTTTCTACCTAAAATACATAAAGTATTTAACTTATTTTTTTGGTGCCCGTCGTTGAACCATAAAACTCCATCTGTATCGGGGTATAATTCAATCATTTTATTTCTAATTATGTTGTCATATCCCATAACTTTTGGGATCATATCGTCGGACGCTAATAAAATAATATCTGAGTTACCTATAATAAGATCTCTATTTACCGCATGGATTTTATTTTTACTTACACCTAAAGTGTATTTTAAATTTTTATACTCGGTTAATTTTGATAAAACAATTTCATTATTCATGGTTTCATCATCACTATCTATTGTAATTTGAAACTCCATGTCATCTTTGTTAGATGCTAATTGATAGTATACATTTAAAACTTGAAAGAATTTATCTTTTCTACCTCTTGTCGGAAATTTGATTAATATTTTCATATTAGTGATTTACGTTATAAAATATTTCGGGGGAAATAATCCAATTATTGGTTAGGGATTTTAACTTTAATATAAAATCATAATCTTCCCCATCCCTATTATTGTCAAATAATAAGTTTTTAAATTTATTTTTGTAGCAAAATGATATCCCTACATTACCGAATATTATTTCATTGGAAAATAATGGGGGTAGGACAATACCGTTCGTAGATTTCATTCTCCATATAACAAAATCTTTATCGTTATAATTATTAAATAATCGGTCAACATAATTTGGGTGAATAGTGTCATCGTCATCTAAAAACCCAATCCATTCAGTATCTACTAATTTTAAACCCTCATTCCTTACTAATCCAGATTTACCGTGGTAATCGCTAAATCCACCTAACTTTCTTACCTTTAACGTTTTTATTCTTTCATCGTTAAAATCTTTACCGTCAACCCCATCATAAACAATAATACATCTCCAATTTGTATTTGTTTGGTTTAATAATGAATCAATAGTTCTATCTAATGTTGGTCTGTTTAATGACGGTATAATAAATGTAATTTTTTCCTCCATACTATTATTTAAATAACCTGTTATAATTTTTTTCAATAAAAGGAATTAGTATTTTTACGTAATCATTATATTCTCCTTTTGAATTTTTCTCGTTTTTACCTCGTGTTTGACTTTCGTAGTGATACGACACTAAAGAACCATCATAATAATTTATAAATCCATTTAATCTGGCTGATAAATTTAACTCAACATCCTCAAAACAAGTTGTATATTCTTCATTATATCCACCAATTTTACTGAAGATTTTTTTTCTAACCATCATTAGAGCCGCAGTATTACCCATAACTTCTTTTATCCCTGTTGTGTATGAATAATACGCCCCTAATGATGCATGAGTTAAATTAATCTGACCTGTGGTTGGGTTGGGTTGTAATATAACCCCGTCGTGTTGAACCGTGTTATCCTCAAAATGAAGTCTACACCCGATTGTTCCGGCCTTCGGTTTTTCTTTGAAGATTTTTATCATCCCATAGATAACGTTGTTTAATATTTTTATATCGTTATTACAAAATAATAAAAACTCGTGTCTATCAGATAAATGGTTTTTAACGACATCATTATTAATTTTGGCAAAATTATAATAGTCGTACTCGATTAAGTTTATATCACCTAAAGGTAAAATACTTGTTTTAATCTCCATTTTTTCCTCATCCGAAGATCCTGTGTCGGCAATAAAAACTTCAAATAAATCTGAATTACAATTATCATAAAAAGATTTTACACATTCGTATAACATATCTATTTTACCTTTTGTTGGTATTATTATCGCTACTTTACCAACATTTTTAATTGGTTTTTCTTTAATTGTAGGGTAGGATACGTTGGTAGGTCTTAAATCTAAAGGTAATTTGTTACCCCACTTCTCAAGGAATTTATCCTTACTTTCCCAAAATTCTTGATTTGGTTTTCCCATAGATTCGTGAGTGATCTCAAACGATGAGGTAACCCCAATTTTAACATCGTCCAAATAATTTGGTATACAAAATAAATGATCGTAGAAGTGAAACTTACCGATAGTTTCATCAAACGTATGTTTAATTTTTGTCTTGTCGAATGAAATAAATAAACCATCTATTGTAACGACAGGTATTAAAAATGGTAATTTAACTGAATACCTATTTATCCATTTTTTTTGACCCTCAGGGTGGTGATATACTTGACCAACCATTGTTTGTGACATCCGATCCCAGTAAACCCCTGATTCGGGGAAATAACAAGAACCTGCTTTTCCAATTATACCGAATTCGGGGTTATTAGAAAAATCCTCTAATAATTTTTTACCCCAATTCTTTTCAAGTTTAATGTCGTTGTGGCAACATACAACAATATCATAGATTGATTGTGTAATACCACTATTATAAACTTGGGATAATGAATATTGGTTATGATTAACAAATTCTAAAATCTGAACATCGTTTAATCCTACCGTTTGTAACAAATGTTGTTTAAATTTGTTATTATATTCTTGATCCTTATGTGTTGAATAAACTATTGTAATCATAAACCAGTGCTCCCAAAACCATTATCGTTCCTATCTTTGGGTGTTAATTCAACCTTCTCAATAAGGTTAACCCATTTTCCGGCAACAACTGGACATAATACAGCTTGTGCCACTTTTTGTCCTTTTTGTATTTTAATTCTATCTTTTGTTGTGTTAAATAAGATAACTTGTATCTCTCCGGTATAATTTTGATCTACGGTTCCAGGAGAATTTAAAACCATCAACCCTTGTTTTAACGCTAAACCACTTTTTGATCTTATTTGTATTTCATGTCCCTCAGGAATATCCAAATGTATCCCTGTTGGTATTAACTTTCTATCAAACCCAAATATCCAAATATCTTCTGTGGAACATAAATCCATACCAGAATCAGACTGATATGCGTATGATGGTGTTATGGCGTCAGGATTTGATTTTCTATAACCTAAATCAAGTTGTGGGACGTAATTATCCATATCATCCTCTAGGTCTTTTAAATCAATACCGAAAGAGTCCATTATTGTTTTGTAATCAATTTCACCATCATCAATATCGTCCATGTCATCTAATAATTTTATTAAACTATTAATGTCATCTTCACTTATATTTTCATCTTCACTTATATTTTCATCTTCTATCATTGTAATGTTTTTAATTTCATTATTGTATCAATTAATACGTCAACATCTCGTTCACAATATTCCGAAATTTCTTTTAATCTATTATGGTTCCAATATGCGGCATGAACCATTCCACCATTAATTTCTCCGTCTTTTGGTGTTGGGATTTCTAAACAAGCACACATTAAATCTAATGACCCAATTGAGGTATATGATCCGTATTGCCAAATTTCCTTTGTGTCTATAGCTTTAATCTCCCAAGGCTTTGTATCATAAGATGGGAGAATCTTGGATGGCATAATTCCGTTGATAATCATTCGTTTTGCCAACATAGGGATATCAAAGTTTTTAAGGTTATGCCCACATAGGTAAAAATCTAATTTATGACAACGATCCAATAGGTTTCTTACATCAATAAGAAGTTTTTTCTCATCATTACCAGAGAATGTTTGTTTTTTAACGTCTCCGTTATCTAAAACAAATGCCATAGATACACATACAATTTTTGCAAACTCAGGAACTAATGCCGCTCTTCGTTGAAATACTTCATCCATGTGTTCTTCAGTGGACATCATGTCAGTTATCTTGTCTTCGGGGAATCTTTTAAGAAACCAATCAAAGTATTTCTCAAATTGGCTTGATACAGTTGGGTTTGTTTCTCTACAACTTTGGTAGTTTTTACAACCACCAACGGTCTCAATGTCAAGAAATAAAATTTTTGTTATTGGTATGTTAATCATAATTTAATTTATTAAGGATATATAAAATTCTGCCCTAGTTTTTGTCACAATATTAAGGTCATATTTGTCTTTTACCGTTTCATATAATCTCTCACCAAGATCGGTAATCATATTTGGATTTTCAACCAACTTTTTAATGTTTTTTGCCCAATCACTATGATTGTTAGTTTCGTTAACCAACAATGCGTTTCCATCGGTAAACTGACCTTTATCCAATGCGTGTTTCAAGTCAATGGTATAAGGTCCAACATTCGATGCAATTAATGCTTTCTTATAAAATCCAGCTTCAATAACCTTCAATTGTGATTTCATTCTGTTGAAGATGTGGTTTTTAATTGGTGCCAACGAAATATCAAAGTTAGAATAGTTTCTAGCGTATTGGTCAACAGGTCTCGTCCAAACTCTAACATAGTTTTCGTTTTGAATTGCCGGATAGTCCCCCTCTTCAAATTTATCTAAGTAAATTTTATATTCTGGTGATATAATTTTATAATCATTGGTAAAAATTTTCTCATACATTACCCAAACCGTTTCATTAGGCTTAATTGGTCTTTGTTTTTTTTCTCCAGTATCTTTATTTAATTCGGTAATAACCCCACGAATATCAAATCCACAAATATAATATTGTAACTTATCTTGTATTTGCCCAAGTTTGTTGGTCATTCCGTCTAATAACTTAAGATCGTGTAAGTGGGATGAACCACCCAACCAACCAACTCGTATCTTATCCGATTTTGGTGTGGGTTGATTAAACTGAGGTTCTTTTGGATCAATTGCGTTAGGTAAAACAATAACATTCTTATTGATTTTTCTAATTTCGTTGGCAAATAAGTCAGTTGTTGTTGTAACATATGAACACTCTCTTAAATTGTTTACAATTTTTGTGTTCATCTTGTTTTCAACAATTAACTGATGAATAGGATGTTCCTTTGTTGGTAACCAATAGTCATCAATGTCACCAATAACTATAATACCCATAGACTTTAACTTTTTTATAAGTTCAGGACATTCATCAATATTCCCAAAACTTCTATGGAAATGAACTATTTGGTAATTTTTCCAATAATTTATGTCATTAACCCTTGGTTCATAGTCAATATCAACGTGAAAATCGTCAGGATATAAATTTTGTAGTTTAATGTGGGGGTCGACCGAGCGAAATTTACCTCAACCAACCCCAGATCGATCACTTGGGACAACCAATACTCTGATTCTCTCACGACCGTTCATGGGGTTATTTTGCGTCATATTTTTTAATTAGTTTATTTATTAATGTATTATCCTCCTTTAAATCAGATTCCCATACTATCTCTAAATTATAACCTTTTTCTTTTATTAAGTCAATCTTGTTTTTATAATACCCCCGTAATTCTTTTGCCGTCTTTTGTTTTTTTAATTAAAAATAGTCCAGTCTTATCAAAAGGTAAAAATATAAACACAAAAAAAACCCCCACTTTAGATGGAGGTTATAAGAAATTATAAAAAATATTATTTTGCCATTTTCTTAACTTTCAGAACTTTACCTTCAAATAGGTGTTGTCCCACCCTGAATTTAAATAAATCACTACTTCTTGATTCAGATTCCACTAAAAGACCATTTTCTTTTAATACGTCTTCTACCGTTTCTCGAACAATATCTCTAATATCATTTGATGATAAACCAAGAGATGGTTGTTGTGTTTGTTGTTGAGGTTGTCTTTTTTGTGTTTGTTCATTAACAACATCTCCCTTTGCGTTTGTTTTCATTAATCGAGAAGCTTTCTCAACTAATTCGTCAGAAATTACACTTCCAGAACCCATACCCATTGTTGGTTGTTGTATTGGGTGTTCCATCATTAATCTTTTAATTTCATCTGGAAGCCTTGAGTTAGATATTCTATCTGCTGTTGGTGGGCCAGAATGTGATTGTGTTGGACGAGATTCTTGAGTTTCCTGTAAAAGATCGTTAGGTAAGTTGTAAGTCGCGTTCATAGGTTGGAAGTTCTCAACTCTTGGAGATGTATGGTTACTATTATTTGATGATCCATTGTTATCTTGGATTGAGTAATCCCCATCCATTGTTCCCTGTCCTCTACCCATATCGTTATGTTTTTCCATGATCCTCTTTGAGACCATCAATCTTTGCATTAATTCGTTTTCTGATGTCATATTATATTATATTTTTATTTCAAAAGACTGCGTTTATGAGAACCCTTGACATACTTTTATCCCCATTTGGGTTATAGTTTGGTCTTGGAGTATCGAATATTTCAGTTGTTGGCCTAATAAATTGGGTTTTATCAATTCTAAACATTCTCCATCCTGGTAATGGTTTCTCACCCTTATACGCTGTGTGAGATGCCCCCTCTTTATCCCAAGCTCGTAAAACAGGATTCCCACTTTTACTATAACCAAAACATACAGGTTCAATAACCCTTAACCCTTTACCCCCTGGTTCATCACCATCGTAATAAATTGCGCACACTCTTCTTTGCTTTATTGCATCAATAACTTGGTCTTTTGATGCTACTTCTAATATAAGACTATTAAGAGTGTTGTAAAGTTTCATTATGCTGATGGTGTTGTATATGGTTTGTCTGGTTGAAATTCATTAACTTTTATTTCATTTTTTCTTTCGGCAGCATCAATGGATGATCCCCCATTAACGGTGTCTAAAAAAACTCCCGTACCTTTTCCAAATTGATCTCCATCGGAGATTGCGTCTTTGTTTGTTGAGGAGTAAGGATTAACCGTTTTGTAATCATTTTTTACGATTAATCTTTTTCTTTGTGCATCACCAATCGCAGTCAAATCGTTTTCTGGTTGGCTATAATCTAGTCTTTCTATTTCCGGCATCTTAAATTATTTGTTTTATTATTTGGTTTATTCTATCTAAGTCTTCTTTTATTCTAACATCTTGTGTAAAAGTGCTATGGTCTTTTGACGGTCTTGCCATATCTGCCAACGGACCTAAATCATTTATAAGGTCATCGGTAACATTTGTTGGCATATATTCATCCTCAATTTCATTATCAAAATTATCATTACGTCTTAAACCATCTATTGTGGTATCAACCCAATTTTTCATATAGTCAGCACCATTCAACGTAAATGGGGCATCAGTTTTGTCTCCAATATAATTATCAAACCAATGTTTTATTCTACCCAATTGTTGATAAGTTACATACCCACTATTCCTTAACTCCTCATTCCGTTTGTGACCTTCAATTGATGCGTCGGAATTTGGGATATGTTCAAAACAAGTCTCTAAATACTCCAACATTTTATCGGGTATTTGAATCGTCTTACCATATAAACTACTATTCACCTTGACTTAAGTGTTTTATTAATTTATTTAAGCTAATCCCCTCTTTTTCTGCAATTTTTTTAATTGACTCAATGTTTCTCATCAAAATTTTAAAAATGGGGCTATTATCTTCAGTTTCTTCTTTTGTTTTTTTAACTACGTCTTTGTTATTATTTTTTTTTGAAAGTAATATCTCATCCAACATATTATTCATTTTTTGTTTCTCTAATTCTGCCAATCTTTTTTTGGTGAAACAATTTTTACACTCCCCGTGTTCCTTTTCAATTTCAAGTTGTCTATCAAGTTTTGGGTCAAACCCAAAAACTTTACATCTTTCATCTCTTTCTAAATATTCTTCAACACCAAGTTCTTCCATTGATTCCATACATTCATTATATGTTCTATCATTTTCAGTCTCTTCTTTTGCAAATGCGCCTGACATATCTTCTTCATCTATAACAGGTTTGTCTTCTTTTGTTCCCTCATTCCAATAACCACGAATATATGGGAATTGATTTGACTTTGTCATTTTGGCCGTTTGGTCGGTAGTTTTTTTGGCAAGAACCCTTTGGTTTAATATTGGAATGTTTGAACTGATATAAGATCCATCAGCGTTAACTAGTTCATCAATCTCTCCGTTTTGTTTTTTAGAATTCTTTTGTTTTGAATTAAGAATCATTGATATCCTTTCCTTTGACAATTTTTTACCTGATTTAAGAATTTTTAAAATAGTTTTTTTAATTTCTTCTTTTTGACTTTTATCAAACTTAATAACTTTATTATCTTTTCGTGATTCACTTATAGTATCTGATACGGAGTAATATAATGAAAACATATCCTTCCCCTCTTTTAGGAAGAAGTAATAAGGTGACTCAAAATATTCTTTATTGAACTCAATCATAAAATTAGTTTTTACAATAAATACTTTGATATGTTGTATTTATAATTAAAACAAATGGCATACCAAAATATAAATCAGTATAACTACCCAAAACTTAAATTGAATGTCATTTATGATGGTCAGGATATGTCTTTGGCTTCTGATGAGGTGGATTTTAATCAAGAGGTTGTATTTTCACCTTACTTAATTGCGGAAGGTGATGGTACAAGATTACCTGTTTTTTTGGATTTAAACAATCCTCTCTCATCTCAGGGACTTACTTTAAATTATGGTTCTTATAACCCTAACAATATTATTGTGTCGGAAAATTATTATGAGTATCCAGATTTAAAATTAGATTGTTTTTCTGCTAGCACAACATGTGACATTGGTCTTACAGGTATTGATAATGGTTTAGTTAATCAAATTGAGGGTGAGACAATAACTTTTACTAATGGTTTATTTTCCGATTATTTAAAATTCAGTAGAGAGTATTTTGATAGAAGAATGAAATTTATTCAGGTGACAACCAACGTCCCACAAAATCATAAGTTTTCTGGAGTTCCCGAATATACGTCCTACCAAATTGTATCAAAAGAAAATCCTCAGGTTGGTAAATATCACGAACTATATGGTGGATTCTATCAAGGGTTTTATAAGTTATTTGATTATGATTATGATATATTACCCGAAAGAATGAAAAAAGGTTGGTCTATTGAGTTATTATTAAAACCAAGATTTTTTGATGAATATACCCCACCTCCAGGATATACAACTTTAAATAGAATATACCCAAATAATAAGAACACATTCTTTTATATGGGGACAAGAGCTGAGAATAAATTTTATCATTATGCTGACGGATCACCAAAATGTGACCCAAGTTATACAAGAGTTACATCGGGATTAACAAATTGTTTTCAAACTTGCGCTTGTTGTAATTTAACAATAACAAATAGTAGATGTATTTTTGTTTACCCACCAAGACCAAATAATGGTTTTTATAATCCATATGCAAATAATGGATGTAATGTTTGTAATAATGGCCAAACACAACAATATTGTGGATGTAGTTGTGGGGAAAACCCTTGTCTACCTTGTGGGTGGGAATGTAAAACACATATTTGTGATAACGTAATCCAACCAACACCAACTCCGACACCAAGCCCAACACCAATAGTTCCGTGTGATGCGCCCGTTACTCCCATCTGTACACCTACGTGTAGCAATTGTGCGAACAATAATTGTGATAGTTGTAACACTTGTGGATGTTGTCCTAGTTATGTTCCAACAGGATTTACATCAATAGAAAATACGTGTGAGGTAGATCCAAAAATGGATGCACTATCTAATAATATTTCCATTAGATTATGTGGTGACCCTAAAAATCCTGGTATTGGTATTAGAGTTATTAAAATTACCGGATCGTGTGAAACAACAGGAACTTGTATAACGGGACAAACTTATGTTACCGGATATACAATACAGGATATTTGTACTCCACCAATATACCCTTATTGTTTATTGGTTAATCCTGCTTGGTTAGAGTTTGAACATTGGTTCCAAATAGATGTTGTTTGGGAAAGATATACATTCATTGATTATTGCGATTTAAGATGGTTCGGTGGTTTAGATGATATAACTAAAGTTAAGTATTTAGATTCTTTAGCGAACAACACTGTATCTCTTATAGAACCACCATACACTAATGGATTGGCAACACCAAAAACGGTAACAATTGTTGAGTTAAATCAAAAATGGTTGGACGACACAAAATTCAGGGAGGGTAGATTAAAAATATATATAAATGGTAAAATATTCTATGTTGTTGAAAACTTTGAGGAAGTTATTCCAAGGGGGTTGGACACAGATAAAGAAAAACAAGTTGGGGTTCCATTTAATATGTCTTGGGGCGGAGGAACTCAAGGTCTTCACGAAAACCTAACATTGTCAGCTTGTACCGCAACAACCATCGGAGAATTTATACAAGACCCGGAATGTTTCCCAGAAAATGTTTTAAGTTCAACAAGTTTAAATAGTTTAAAAACTCACATCTTATTGGAAGAAAATTTTGGTGGAACATTTGATGGTGGTATTTCTCAGTTTAGATTCTACACTCAACCACTATCATCACCCGAAATTAAACATAATTTTAGTTTATTAAAAAATAAATTTATGATGTTTGATCCTGATTGTCCTGTTTGTGCCACATCAACATGTGCTCCGAATGACTTTAGTTATACTATTGAGGATATTACAACTACTACCACAACAATAATTGGTTGAACCAAACCATTAAATTTAATGTATTAAGGTATTTATAAAAAAATACGATGATCCAAATTATCACAATAAATAGTATTAATTATGATGGTGAGCTAGCCAATGTCTTGTTTACGCCTGACAACGATAGTGTTGTGATAAATCTTGGTGATGTTATCTTACCATTCACATTTGAACCGTCACTATTAGTTCCACCAAGAGAGATTTATGGAACCTACACAATTTACACGTATGTTAATAAATGTGTTAATTTTTTAAATGTTCCTAGACCAACACCAACACCAACTCCTACAACAACACCAACAAGAACGCCAACACCTACACCAACACCTACACCAACAAATACACCAACACCTACACGTAATCCTTGCCCATCAAAAACACCAACACAAACACCAACACCAACACCAACGGTTAAACCACCTAAACCAACTCAAACTTGCACAAACCCTTGTGGATGTACCCCAACGACTACTCCAACAGGAACTAATACCCCAACGCCCACAACAACACCAACGGTAACACCAACACCTACACCAACACCAACACCAACACCTACACCAATTGCGGAATTTTACATAACAACTGAAGATGGGATAACAATTATTTCTGAAGGTGGTAGTGTGATAATCACAGAATAAAAGTATTTATAAATAAAAAAAAAGATAATGTCGCAAATAAAAATATCCCAACTCCCATATGTCGGTAACACAGGTTACACTGCCACCGATATTATACCGTTCGTTAGTTATATCGTACCAACAGGGACAACAAGTGAAACTAAAATAGATGATTTAAAAGATTATGTTTTAGAGAATTCATTTTTTTTACCATTAAGCGGGGGAACCGTAACGGGAGATACAATTTTTACTAGTGGATTAACCGCAACAACAATAAGCGCAACAACTTATCAAAATTTACCTATTGACCCAGACACTTATGTAACGGGTTATACATATAATGACAACGTTTTCACAATTAACCAAAATAACGGACAACCTGATTTAACTGCAACTATTGATTCTGTAACAGGATTAACCGTTAATGGTGATTTAACTGTAACAGGAGATACTTCATTACAAGGATTAACCGCAACAACAATATCGGCAACAACTTATCAAAATTTACCTATTGACCCAGACACTTATGTTACAGGTTTTACTTACTCCGCAAATACTTTTACAATATCGGATAACTCAGGCTCAACATTTAATTCAACATTTAACGATGTAACAGGTTTAACAATTAACGGAAATTTAACTGTAACAGGAGATACTTCATTACAAGGATTAACCGCAACAACAATATCGGCAACTACTTATCAGAACTTACCCATTGACCCAGACACTTATGTAACGGGTTTTACATACGGTAGTAATGTTTTTACGATAAAACAAAACAATGGACAATCTGATTTAACCGCAACTATTAATAGTGTTACAGGTTGGACAGTAAATGGTGGTTTAACAGTTACGGGTAATACTTCATTACAAGGACTAACCGCAACAACAATAAGCGCAACAACATATCAAAACTTACCTGTTGATCCTGATACTTTTGTGACAGGTTTTACATATAATGATAATGTTTTTACAATAAAACAAAACAACGGACAATCCGATTTAACTTCGGTTATTAACTCAGTAACAGGTTGGACGGTTAACGGTGGTTTAACAGTTACGGGTAATACTTCAATCAATGCAGTTACCGCAACAACAATAAATTCGGGTACTGTAACCGTTACTAATACTTCAGGTACACCAAGTCAAGCGGCGTCGTTTGATTCGACAGGTAAATTAGTTGCGGGGTTAGGACAAACAACCTTTACCGCCTTTGGGTCTGCAACATTAAGTGTTACAAGTGCGGTTACAACATTTACTGTTTTACCTGGAGTAACTCAAACAATTACAGTCCCTGAAAATTGTAAATTACTTATAACTGCCAATGGGGGTATGAACACTACATCCACCACTACAACCTCTATTGCGGTGGTAGATATCGCAATATTTATTGACGGGGCTTATCCAACAAATGGTGGATATATAAAAATAGGTGCTCATAACCCATCGTCTACCGCAGTAAATAATACAGGACTACCTTGGTCAATAACAACAATACAAAATTTATCGGCAGGTTCTCATACAATAGATGTTAGGGCAGTTTATTCAAACGGGAGTACATCTTCAGTATCAGGTAGTAATA